CTCGCCGACGATCATGTGCGCTCGCCGACGATCATGTGCGCTCGCCGACGATCATGTGCGCTCGCCGACGATCATGTGCGCTCGCCGACGATCATGTGCGCTCGCCGACGATCATGTGCGCCCCTGGCCGCGCCGGCTAATTCTGCAAACCCCTCAATTGCAAAGTCTGCAAATCAGTCGCTAATTAGCGGGCGGATTGCTAACATGCGAGGTATTGAATACGGGAATTGTTCAACGATTCCAATGGGTTAGGGTCCTCCCAGACCAAAACGATCCGGGGGTAACGCGCGACCTCGATTGATTTCTAGCGACAAAATTTGCAAAGTCAGACAAAACTGACCGGAACCGAACCGAATCGGTTGACTATTTGCCGAGATCAACCGTAGAGTGACGATAACCAGTGATTGCAGGGGGGCACCCACTCCCGAAGCCGTATCGTGGCGGCTTAGAAGCGACGGATGCCGGTAGGGTGCCGGGTCGGTTGACCTAATGCGAACCAAATCCGTCGAAACAGCGTTAGCCCACGAAACGGGCGCTAAATTAACCGGGAACGATACGCCATGCGTGACAAAATCACTGATATGCTCGAAACCGCGCTGATGGGGTTCCTTTTCGGTTTCGGCTTCACCGGGGCTGTGGTCATCTGGTCAATCATCCTGCCGTGAGGATCGAGGTCATCAACAACGAGGCGTTCCTCGACCTCGAAGCGGCGGCCGAACTCTGCGACGTAGTGCCGCACACCGTTCGCAATTGGCTGGACAAGGCAAATCCGCCGCCGGTTGATCGTCGTCACATGCGGTTCCCTCTGCGCAAATTCGGTGACTGGATCCGGCGCGAGCAGATTTTCAAGACAGGTCGCGGTGGCGGTTTCCAGTGGATGCCTGACCCCGGCAAGCTGATGCAATTCATGCCGCCTGGCACCTACAGCGCCTCGCCGCCTGAAAAACTGACAAAGCTGGACGCCGAAACGCGGCTCAGGACGGCACAGGCCGAGAAGGTCGAGATCGAAATTGCCGAATTGCGTCGCGAACTCGTGCCGGCGCGGCAAGTCGAGATCGCGATGGCCGAGGCGTTCGCGATCGTCAAGACTCGCCTTTTGAGTGTTCCGTCAGCGGTTTCACCACTTGTCATGGTTGAAACCGACGTGCATGCTGTGCAGCGTATCCTCGAAGATGCGATCGAGGACGCCTTGACGGAGTTGTCCCGTCAGTGGCAAGATGCACCTGCGCCTGTGGAGCCTGACGATGAACCTGATCAATGAGATTTTCAACGAGCGTGGGCTGCTGATGGCGATCTTTGGCGCGCTGGGTGGAATGGTCCGCAGCGCCGCGTTGAAAACGACCTGGCGCGAAGGTCTCCGGGTCGTGTTCATCGGGTCGACCACGGCGTTCGGCCTTGGCGTCCTCGCACCCTATGTCCTGCGTCCGTGGATTGGTGATGTGATCACCGAAGAAATGGCCGGTGCGCTCGGCACGCTCTGTGCCGCAGCGTTTGTCGTCGGTCTGATCTCCGTGACCCTGATTGAACGCTGGTTGGCGCCGACGTCCCAGGGAGGGAACGATGCAGATCAGGCGTGACAAACGCGATCCGTGCAGTGACATGAAGCACACGCTGTTCATCGGCGTGATCGCTTTCGTGGTCGTTTGCGTTCCACTCGCCGTTTTCGTCGATTGGATGGTGTCATGATTTATCAGGGCAGCGCGCGGCATCCGGTCATCGAAGCCTGTGTCCACACCTCGGCAACGACCGACTCGTGGTGGCGCGGGAAAACCGTCGAGCAGATGCGTGACGAAATTCGTCTGTGGCATGTCCGCGACCGCGGCTGGCGCGACATCGGGTATCACCGGATCATCGCCCCCGACGGCAAGATGGCCACAGGGCGATCGCTTTACGAGGTCGGTGCCGGCGTTGTGGGTCACAACCGCGGCGTCGTGCATATTTGCCTGATCCCGGTTCACACGATCGAGCGCATGGGCACGTTCGATGATTTCTACACCCGAGCCCAGCGCGTTGCGCTGCGTGACTATCTGCTGGAACTGGAAAAGCTGTCCAGTGTTCACCTGAAGGTCACGGGTCACAACGTCTACGCTGCGAAACTCTGTCCGGGTTTCATCGTCGAACAGGACGAATGGCTGTGATGCTGACCCAGATTCGGCTCGCAGTGATCGCGGGCTCCCTTGCCGTTGCGTTCTGGGCGGGGTGGTCCGTGAATGGGTGGCGGCATGACGCCGCGCTTCTGGAAGCCGAGAAACAACAGAACCGGCTCAGAGTCGCGGCGGATCGCAGCGAACGCGCCAGGTTGGAAGCCGAGACACAAGCGGCCACGCTCGCGCAACAGTTGGAGGACATGGCAAATGCTGACCCGGATACTGCCGGTGGTTTGCCTGCCGCTCGTGTTGAGCGCCTGCTTCGGCGCTGACACGCCGGCGCTGCGGGAACCGCCCGCGTCCCTGCTTGTCGAATGCCCTGACCCTGTGGCCATCCCGCACCGTGATTTGACTGGCCGGGAAGTCGAGATTTTCTGGGGCCGAGACCGCGCCGCGTTGCGCACTTGCGCGGATCGTCATTCGGCGCTGGTCAAGGAGGTCTCCCCGTGATCATGTCGGGTTTCGCCGACGCCCGGCAGATCATTGCTCGGGCGTCCGTCGCGCTGCGGCCACCACCGAAACTGACCGTTTCCGAGTGGGCTGACCGCTATCGGCGACTGTCCGCAGAATCGTCGGCGTCACCTGGTCGGTTCAAGACCGAGATCGTCGAATACATGCGCGAGCCGATGAACATGATCGGCCAGCCGGGTGTTCGTCGCGTGACGCTGATGACCTCGGCGCAGGTCGGCAAATCGACGGTCATCGAGAACGTCATCGGCTATTTTATGCACCTGGACCCGTGCCCGATTCTGCATGTGAGCCCGACGCTCGAAAGCATGAAGATGTTCAGCAAGGAACGTCTCGCGCCGATGATCCGCGATACACCCGTGCTGTCTAAACTGGTGCCGCCGGCGCGCTCGCGCGATAGCGGTAACACGTTGTCGTCGAAGGTGTTCCCTGGTGGTCACATCGCAATGGTCGGCTCGAACGCACCGGCCGGTCTCGCCTCTCGCCCGATCCGTGTCGTCGTGGCCGACGAAGTGGATCGCTTTGAGGTGTCGGCGGGCACCGAGGGTGATCCTATGTCGCTGGCGATCAAGCGCACGACGACCTATCGGAACCGGGTGATCCTGTTCGTCTCGACGCCTGGCAACAAAGGCGCGAGCCGGATCGAGGACGAATACAACCGCGGCGATCAGCGTAAATTTTGGGTGCCGTGCGGTGACTGCGGTGAACACCAAGTGCTTCAGTGGTCGAATGTCCACTGGACCGACGACAAGCCCGAGACCGCGCACTATTGCTGCGAGCATTGCGGATCGGTCTGGGACGACGCCAAGCGCGTTCGCGCGATCCGGCGCGGCGAATGGCGCACGACGCACCCGTTCAACGGCAACGTCAGCTATCACCTGTCGCAGCTTTACAGCCCGTTCGCTCCATTGGCGGATGGCGTCCGTGATTTCCTTGACGCGAAGGGGAAACCGGAACTGCTGAAAACCTGGGTCAACACGTTCCTCGGCGAGACATGGGAGGAACGTGGTCAGCGCCTTGAATGGTCCGATCTGCTGGACCGCCGCGATGAATACGCGCTGCGCGAGGGTATCCCCGAGGACATCACGGTGATCACCTGCGCTGTCGACATGCAGGACGACCGGGCCGAGATTGAATGGGTCGGATGGGGTGACGATTATCGGTCGTGGTCTCTCGGGTATCGCAGGGTCTACGGCGATCCGTCGACGCCGCAGTTCTGGATCGACCTGAAAGCGCATATGAGCGAGACGTTCATCCACCCGTTGTTCGGCGAGATCGCACCGCGCAGCATGGTGGTGGACTCCGGCGGTCACTACACCACGGCGGTCTACAAATTCTGTGAGCCGATGCACCGCACTGTGGCCATCAAGGGTGTGGCCGGCGGCGGGAAACCGATGATCGGGCGACCCATGAAGAACACGATGGGGAACGCTCGGGTCATTCCGCTCGGCGTCGACACGATCAAAGAAATCGTCGTCGCGCGCCTGAAGGTCGACAACCCGGATTCTGCCGGATATTGCACGTTCCCGATGACGTCAGACTACGGCGACGACTATTTCCGGGGTCTGACCGCCGAAGAACGCAAAACGAAATACTACCAGGGTTTTCCGCGGCAGGAATGGGTCAAGATCAGGTCTCGAAACGAACCGTTTGACCTTCGGGTTTACAACACCGCGGCTCTGGAAATGCTTGGGCTTGATCTGAATGGGCTTCGGCGCGAGGCGTTGCGTCAAGTTGCGGCCCGTGCTACTCAGGAAGCGAAGAAGCCCGCACCGAAGGCGCCGCCGCGGTCGAGCAATTGGGCAAACGGGTGGAAAGATGGCTGAGAATCCGTTCGATTTGACGACCGCGCCCGTCACCGAGCCTGTTTCGTTCATCGCCGGGTCGTGGGTCGGATGGCGCCGCGAACTGGACTATGACGGGACGCTGTTCCGGCTGGAATATCGGTTCAAGAACTCCGGTCATGACCACATCGCGGTCGGCGATGCCGTCGGCGGCGAGTGGCATTTCGAGATTTCAAGCGAGGACAGTGGGGATTTCCCTGCCGGCGATTATCGGTGGGATCTCTACATCGTTCGCCTGAGTGACGACGAGGAATACGCGCTTTCGACCGGCATGTTGAAGGTGTTCGGCTCGGCGAGTGATCGTCGGACCCACGCCGAGATCATGGTCGCGAAGATCAATTCGCTGCTCGAAGGTCGGGCCGACGCCGACGTGATGAACTACTCGATCAAGAACCGCTCGATCACGAAGATGTCGCCCAAGGAACTGATCGAGTGGCGCGACTATTACCTGGTGGAGATCGAGCGCACCGGCGGGTCCGTGTCGTCGGATCAGGCCACGAAACGCAACACCGTGCGCGTGAGGTTCATCTGATGGGCGTCCTTGATCTATTCCGTCGTCGGAAACCCGAGCCCGAACCCGCACCGCGCGTGCGCAGCTTTGCCGCCGCGCAGAAACAAGCGCGGTATGGCGACCTGAAGGCGTCGCGCGGCAGCGCGGACACGGAACTGGTGAACGGTCTGGCCGAGGTCCGCGCCAAGGCGCGGTATCTGGGTCGGAACTCCCCGGCGATGCGCCGGTATATCCAGTTGATGCGGATGAACATCGTTGGCCCGCAGGGGTTCCGGTTCCAGTCGCGCGTGCGTCGCGCTGACGGGACGATGGACAAAGCGCTGAACGATCGCGTTGAGACGCAATGGGGCCTCTGGTGGGCACAGCCGCATGTCGACGGTCGCACGACCGGCCTTGATCTGTTGCGCACGATGATCTCGCAATACTGCCTTGATGGCGAAATCCTCTGGGAAATTGTCGTCAATCCGATCTACCGCGACCGTGTGGCCATCAACCCGCTTGAACCGGATCATCTCGACGAGACCCTGAACACCATCAACCCGGCGACGGGCCACCAGATCCGAATGAGCGTCGAGTTCGACACGTTCGGTCGGATCGTGGCCTATCACCTGCTGACGTCGCACCCTGGCGATATGACCTGGTATCGCCCCGAGACGAAAACCCGCTATCGCCGCGTTCTCGCAGAGAACATCATCCATGTTCGCGACGTCGAGCGCGCCGGGCAGACTCGCGGCACGCCGCCGGCGGCCAGCATCATCAACCCGATCAAGATGCTCGACGGGTATCGCGAAGCGACCACTGTCGGGCGGCGCCTGCGCGCGGCGCTGATGGGGTTCTTCTACCGTGAGCAACCAGGTCCGTCCGGTATCGCCGAGTTGGCCGATACCAAGGACGACGCGGACAACATGCTCGAAATGACGATGGAGCCCGGCGTCCTGAAGGAACTGCCGTCCGGTCTGCGTTTCGACAAGTTCGACCCCGGCGGCGAACAGACCGACTATGCCGAGTTCGTGAAGCAGGAAAAAACCGAGGTCGCAACCGGCCTTGGTATCTCGGTCATGTCGCTGGGCATGGAAACGAGCGGCGTTTCGTATTCCAGCGGTCGAACGATTGTCGTAGAGGACCGCAGCTATTACCGCGAGATGCAGGCGTTTTTCATTCGCAACGCGATGGTTCCGCTGTTCCGGTTCTGGTTGCGGATGAACATGCTGTCAGCGACGTCGGATATTCCGCCATCCCGCGCTGACGCTGTTCTGGCGAAGCATGTGTTCCGTCCTCGGGGCTGGGATTGGGTCGATCCGGCGAAAGACGTTTCGGCGAACGCCGAAGCAATTGCCACGGGTCAGAAATCGCTGACCTCAATTCTGGCCGAGCGCGGTGTGGACATCAACGATCACCTGGACGAGATTCAGGCCGAGCGGCAGGCTATCGAAAACATGGGTTTGACCTTCGTCGTCGCTGGTGCTAAACCTGACGTGTCCGAAGAGGATGATCAGAATGACGACGACGGAACAAACCCGCGCAGCGCCGATCAGTGAACGAGCCGTCGCGAATAGCGACGGAACGATCACCTTCTCGCTGTCGTCAGAATATCCGGTTGAGCGTTACGACGGCACCGAGGTTCTCGTCCACGAGTCTGGTGCTGTCGATCTGTCGTTCCTTGCGAGCGGCAACGCGCCGCTTCTGGACGCTCACGAGCGGTGGTCCATGCGCAACCAGATCGGTGTGATCACCGATGCCTGGATCGAGGACCGTCGCATCTATGTGACGGCCAAGTTTTCGAGCGCAGATGCCGCTCAATCAATCCGTCAGGACGTTCTCGACGATGTGGTTCGGAACGTCTCGATCGGTTACAACGTGATGCGTATCGAGCGCGACGAAACCTCGAACACGAACCGCGTTGTTCGGTGGCGCCCCTACGAGGCGTCATTCGTGCCTGTCCCGGCCGACCCCACCGTGGGCATCGGTCGTTCGCTTCAACCCACAAAGGAGGGTTCGGTCATGACGACGAAACCGACCGACACGCCGGCGGCGCCGCCGCCCATGACCGATGAGCATCGCGCTGAAGTGATGACCACGGCGATCAACGACATCACCGCGCTGGGTTCGGCCCATAACGCCGGTGATCTGGCCCGCGCGTTCATCGCCGGCGCCATGCAACGCGGCGATATTCCGTCGCTCGCGACCTTCAAGGGCGTGGTTGCGGCCAAGCTGCCCGAGGGCGTGCCGCTCGTCACCAACGACGTCGGTCTGTCCCAGCGCGAAACCCAGCGGTTCTCGCTGCGCAAGTTCCTGCTGGCCACGTCGGCCGGTGCGACCCGCGCCGAACAGGACGCCGCTGGTTTCGAGATGAAGGCCGTCGAAGCTGCCGGTCAGGGCCGCAACGGTGCGTTCGTTCTGCCCGACGAAGTTACCCGCTCGTGGAACACCTTCGAGGTCGACGGTCTGTCGTCGATGGACCCCGTTGTGCGGGCCGTCATCGCCAGCCGCGTGACCGATCCGCGCATCCGCGCCGCGCTGGGTGCCTCGGGCAACGCCAACGTGCAGGACACGGCCCATCTGGCGTCGCAGTTCATCTACAACCTGCGGAACCGACTGGTGCTGGGCCGTCTGGGTCTGACCATGCTGACCGGCCTCGAAGGCAATATCGAGATCCCCGGTGGCAACGCGAACATCGCCGCGGCCTGGCTGGGCTCCGAAGATGCGAACGCGGCGGAATCGAACCCGTCGTTCCGCAAGATCAGCATGGCGATCAAGGACGTGGCGGTTTACACCGACATGACCCGTCGCATGCTGATCCAGTCGACGATCGACGTCGAAGCCTACGTTCGCATGCAGATCATGGAAGCCATGGCGCAGGCGATCGACACGGCGGGCTTCTACGGCACGGGTTCCTCGGGTCAACCGACCGGCCTGACCGGAACCTCGGGCATCGGTTCGGTGGAGTTTGCCGCCGAGTTCCCGGTGCGCGACGAGGTGATCGATATGTTCACCGCGATCGCCACGGCGAACCAGACCGCCATGCCCGTTTTCGTCGGTAACGCCGAAATGCAGGGCGCGCTGATGAAAGAGGCGATCGACGCCGGCTCGGGCCGTTTCCTGATGGAACGTGTCGGTCAGATCGCCACCGGCCACACCTATGAGATGACGAACCAGATCACGTCTGGCGATCTGATCGCGGGTGTGTTCTCGGACATGATCATGGGCACCTGGGGCTCGCTGGAACTGGATCGGTCGACCGAAGCCAAGTTTCTGTCGGGCGGCCTGCGTTTGCGCGCGATCCAGTCGGTTGACTTCGGCGTTCGCCGCACCGGCTCGTTTGTTCTGGGCAACGACGGCGTGTAACGCTACAATGAGGGGCCGCTGCGGTGGCCCCTCATACCCGAATCAGGAACAACTCCATGATCACGAACGACAAGAAACTGCCGAACCTGAAGGTGCTGCGCCCGCTGCGCGTCAAGGGCGAGCATTATCGCCCCGGCGACGTTGTGGCGAAATCGGCGTTTGCCGTCGCGGGCGACGATCGCACCGGCGACTGGATGGACCTCTGCGCGATGGAACCGCCCTCGCTGGTGCAGACCGACGAACCCGTTTCGCGCGGTGAGAAGCCGAAGAAGGCGAAACGCTCCGTCGCCCCGGCCGCGCCCGTCGCGCCCGCTGTGTGACACATGCCCGGGTCGTTCATCCGCAACGATCTCGCAGCCCTGCTCAATCCCAACGATTTCGGGGTTGAGCAGGGTTCCGCCGTTTACGACGGCGAGCCGATCATGGGTATTTTCGACAACGGTGACGTCGAGGTTCAAGCTGGCGAAGGCCCTGTGGCCATTGTTCGCGAGTGCGCGTTCACCGGACGATCCGCCGATTTTCCGAACATCGCCGAGGGCGATATTCTGACGATCGACGACGTGGCGTATACAATCCGTGAGTGGATGGACGACGGCGAGGGTGAAATCCAGATCAGGTTGGAGCCTCCGTCGTGAGTCATATCCGCACGCAGATCAGGGCAGCGTTCAAGACGGCAATCGAAGCGCACGAGGACTCCGACGGTTACGCGGTGTTCGCCGGTCGGAAACACAAGTGGAACGCCAAGACCGACGTCGCGCTGATCGACATGATGATCTCCAACGATCAATCACAGCCTGGTTCGACCATGGGCTCGTCGCGCCACATGCGGCATCACATCGCGTCGGTCTATATCCGGGTGCAGCGCAATGCGGCGTCCGACGAACTCGACGACGCGCTCGATGCTGACGAATTGTTCGTCGTCGACGCGGTGATGGGTTACGACTGGACCGCGCTGCTGGAAGAAGAACCCGAATTGACCCAGGTCAATTTCGCGGACTCGAACGATTCGGCTGGTCTGCCGGTCGGAACCATTGTCATCCGGTTCGACGTGCGGTATCGTATCGACCGACGCGACCCGGAAACGGCGCAACACTGAACTCAGGAGGCGAACATGACGACCTATTCGGGTCATCTGGGTGCGATCGAAGCCGATGGCGATGTGATCGGCGAACTGCGCAGTTTCGATCTGACGCACGAGGTGCGCAAGCACGATACGTCCGTCATGGGTCAGGGCTACACGAAGAACAACGCGGGGCAGGAAACGCTGTCCGGGTCGATCGTCGTGTTCCATGACCACAGCGACCTCGGGCAACAGGAACTCGTCGTCGGCACCACCTTCGCCGGTGTGTTCTATCCGACCGGCGACACGGCTGGCCATACCCAGATCAGCGCGACGATGCGCGTTCTGAGCGTGGCGCGCAAGGCGTCGAACGACGGGGATGTGGAGAACACCTATTCCGTCGAATCGACCTCGGCTGTCACCATTGCGGCGGTGTCGTGATGGGTCTCGACATCAATGCGCTGCTGAAGGCCGAACTCGGTGCGAAACCGAAATTCGAGGCGACGATCACGCTCGGCGGTGTGGAAATCACGGCCTATTCCGGCCCGATCACGCCCTCCGACATGATCGCGGTCGAACGCGAATATCCCGGTTTCGAGCAGAACCCGACGCAGGGTGGTCTAGTGGAACTGCTGATCCACAAGGCCGTCGACGAGAACGGGAAACGCATCTTCGCCAAGGGTCGCGACAAGCCGCTGCTGCTGTTGCTGCCCTCCACGAAGATCACCGAGATCGTCCAGGCGCTTTTCGGTGATGCGTTCCGGCCGGCCGAGATTAACGAGGAATCGCTGAAGGCCGCCGAGGGAAACTGACCGCGAACCCGTCGTTGATGATCTGCTTCGGGCTCGCGGAACGGCTGGGTGTGGACGTCAGCGACGTTCTCGACTGGCCCTATGAGAAGATCATCGCGTGGATGGCCTATTTCCGTCACGCTGATCGGCTGAGAAGCGAGAAGCAGAAATGACAGAGCGCGCCGTCACCTTCACCGCCCGCATGGTCAACCGCACGACCCCGCAGGTGCAGGAGGTGGTCGGCGGGCTTGATCGCATGCGCCGCGCGACGCAGGGTGTCGTGCAGTCGAATGTCGTCGCACTCCGCACAAACCAGTCGTGGATGCGTGGCATGTCGGAAAACCGGCGGATCGTTCAGCAACTCGGGTTCCAGCTTACCGACTTCACGACACAGGTCGCGGGTGGCCAGTCTGCGCTGCTGGCGTTCATCCAGCAAGGCGGCCAGGTGTTGCAGTTCTTCGGCGCGACGGGTGCCGTGCTGGCCACGCTGCTGACTGTGTTCGGCACGATGGGGCTCGTGTTTCTGCGATCCGGCCAGTCACTCGCGACACTGACGCCGATCTTGGGTGTGCTGCACGACGAGTTCGTGACCCTGACCGCAGCGGTTCGAGCCTTCGGGTCGTTCATGGTCGACGTCGCCAACGTCGTCTTGAACAATCTCGACTCTCTGCTGGTCAGCGCGACTCTGGTCGGGACTTATTTCGCGGCCGGGTGGGTTGGCAGCATGATCTCGGCGCAGATTGCAACGCTCGCGCTGGCGACGGCCACTGTGCGCGCAACAGCGATGCAGAACCTCGCCGCCGCGGTGACGATTTCCTATGTCGGGATCATCCAGACCGCGACAACGAGCCTTGCTGTTTACCGCGGCATGGTGCTTGCGGCCGCAGCGTCCACCGTCGCGTTTGCCGCGGCAGGTTTCGCCGCAGTCGGCCGGTTCATCGCGTCGCTGTTCACGCTGCGGGGGGCGATGACGGCGGTCTATGTCCTGATGGGTGGTCCGCTGATCGAGGCGCTGGCCCGGTTCGTCGCGATCGTGACGGTCACGGCGGTCAGCGCCGTCCTGTCACTCTACGTCGCGTTCGTGCGGCTGTCGGGCGTGGCCATCATGGGGCTCGTCTCGGCGCTGGGTATCGGCACCGGCGCGACGATGCGTTTCGGCGCGGCGCTGACTCTGGTCAATATCCAGGCTGCGGCTGTGACCGCAACTGCGGCAATTCTTCGCGGCGTCATGGTTGTTTGGGCTGCGGTGACGTCGGCGGCGGTGATCGGGCAGATGGCGCTCAGTGCCGCGCTGTCAATCGGCAATGTGGCCGTTCTCGCACTTGCGGGTGCGTTCCGTTTGCTCACGTTCGCCATCCTCGCAACCGGCATCGGCGCGCTTGTGATCGGTCTCGGCGCTCTGATCACCGGCCTGTATCGCGCCAGGGAAGCCCTTGGGTCGTGGTCGGGGGTGTGGATTGCGGTCAAGGACGTTGCGGTGGAAGCGTTCGGTCGAATCGGAACGCTTGTCACAGAGTGGATCCCGGCTCAGTTCCGCGTCGGGATGAACTCCGCGAAAGCGTGGTTCGTCGGCGCTGTCGCCGACATGCTGAGTGCGTTCACGTCGCTGACGTCCTCGATCGCCGAAGGGTTCAACTCTCTGTTCGGGACCGAACTGCAAGGTCTCGGGACCGGGCTGGAAAGCACGTTGCGCGGCTGGGTTGATACCTATTCGCGTCAGGCCGAGAACGCCCGCAACAGCGCCGGAAACTGGATGGAAGCGATCACCGCGCCCATGGACGCGCTGAACACGCTTCGTGACGCCATGTCCGACGACACGTCGTTTGATGTTCGCGACTGGTTCGGCGGTGGTGCGGGGGCCGAGGAAGCGACGGGCGGTGCGCAGACCACGGCGAACCGGATTGCTGACATCTACAAACAGACCGCGCGCTCGATCTCCGACTCGTTCAAGTCGGCGTTCAAGGGGCTGATCGACGGCTCGAAATCGGCAAGCGACGTCGTGAAGGAAATGCTCGGCTCGATCCTCGACCGCATCTACGACATCATGATGACCCCGGTGTTCGACAACATCGCGCGGATGGTCACAGGGGGCATTTTCCGCCTGACCGGCACGCCTATGCCGGCGACGATCCCGAGTTTCGCCGGGGGCGGTCAGACCCGCGCCGGGGTGCGCGCTGGCGGCGTTGACGGCAAGGGCGGGACGCTGATGATCGGCCACCCGAACGAGACCATCGTCGATGAGACGGTGCGCAGCGGCGCGCGTGGTGGCTACAGTGCCGGCGGCGCGATGCGGGTGCAGAACATCGTGAACAACTATGGCTCCGAGCCGGTCACGCAGGAAACTCAGACTGGCCCCGACGGCGAGATGCTGTTGATCACCACGATCGGTAAAGCGATCGCCCAAGGCAAACTGGACGGCGCGCTGTCGAGCCGTTTGCAAACCAAAACGAGGACGATCGCACGATGACGCTGCGCGCATGGCCCCTGCCGCTGAATTATCGCCCGCTGATTGAGAACGCTCGCGGCGGCCCTGTGGCCATGACGCGCCGGTTTCAGCCCGAGGTCGGTATCGACACGATTGAGCGCCGGGCCGTCACCGCCCGGGCCGAGTCATGGGGCTCACTGTCGTTCGTGATCGAGGGGGAGGTCGACAACGCGACTTTCGACGAATGGTTCCACGACACGATCGGTCAGCCGTTCATCTTTCGGCATCCGCGCACCGGCGTTATCGGTGAGTGGAAAATCACGAGCGATGTTGACTATCGGAACCTGCGCGACCATGATTACGTCGTGACGATGGACATGATCATGCTGCCCGGGACGCCCTGGTATGCACCCTATGTTCCCGGTGGTCAGGTGCGAATCCCCTATTTCGTGGCGGATTACGGGTCCAGCGTGTTCGGGGTCGATGGTGCGCGAGGTGTCGTCGGTGATCTCGCTGACGTCGCCGGCACGTTCGACGTCTGGACCGTCCGCACCAACGGCTCGAACTCGTTCGGGACCGTGACCTATACCGCCGGCACCGTGCCCTCCACCGCCCCGGTCGGGGTTTCCAAGCTGATCGGGCTGAAGCGATGACGAGCCGTCCCATCTCCGAGATGATGGAAATCACGTCGCGGCATTCCGTCCACGTTCCGCTCGTGTTCCTTCGCATTACGCACCCTCGTCTGCCCGAGCCGATCCGGGTGGTCCGTGACGCTCCGCGGCTGAATTACGTCTGGGGTGAGGAAACCTGGGTCGGGATACCATTCGGGTTCGTTCTGATGGCCGACAACGACACGATCCCCGAGGTCCGTTTGACTTTGCCGAACGTCACCGCGAAATACCTGACCGCATTCGAGAACGTGATTGACCCGGCGCGCGTCGAAGCCTGGTTGATCTCGTCGGCGAACTTCGATCTGAGCGTGAACCCGCGCACCGAGATCGGGACGGCACATGTCGAGTGGTCGCACCCGGCGCTCGATCTGATCGACCTGCGATTCAACGCGACGTCGCTGACCGGGCGTGTGGTCATGCCCGACCTCGATACTGAGCCGGTTCCATCAATCCGCGTCACCGCCGATCGGTTTCCGGGGATTTCGCCGTGATGCGTCACTGGTCGGCCGCCTATGTCGGTCGTCGGTATGATCGTCAGACATTCAACTGCTGGACCCTGATCCGCGACATTTATCGGGATCATGCCGGTATCGACCTGACCGACGTCCAGACTTTCGACAACGCGACGACGGCGCGCGAAATGCTGCGTCACGCAAAACTGTGGATCGACGTCGAGACGCCGGTGGAGTTCGACGTCGTGCTAATGCGCCATCGCGACCACGCAATCCCAACCCATGTCGGGATTGCCACAGGTCGCGGTTCGGTGCTACATACTGAGCCTGTGACCGATACTGTCTGCGTCGGTTTGCGCGACTTCAGCATCCGAGGTCGCATCCTGGGGTTTCGGAGGCATCCGTGTCGGTCGTAGCGATCTGGTCCGAACAGTTCAGCGTCGCGCCGCCCGCCGTTGCGGAGTTTCCCGCTGGTCTCACGATCCGCGAGATGCGGGATCGCTTCGACCATGCGCTGCCGTCTGGGTTCGACACGCTGGGTGAAATCAGCGTCGACGGTCAGATCGTTCCTCGCGCCATGTGGCCCCACGTCCGCTTGCGTGGCGACGACCGGGTGGTTCGGTTCAGCGTCCCGGTGCGTGGCGGTGACGAAGGCGGCGGCAAGCAGATCCTCGCGACGCTGGGCGCCATTGCGCTGACCATTGCCACAGGGGGCATCGCCGGTGGTGCGCTGGCGAAAACGACGCTGGGTGGATACCTCGGGATCAGCCTGAAAGCGGGTTCGATCGGCGCCTATGTCGCTGCCGGTGTGGTCTCAATCGTCGGCTCGAATATCCTTTCGCGTCTCACGGCCGCACCGACCCGTGGTAACGAAGGCGACGGCGCGGAATCGACGCGCAACGCCAGCGCCACTGGCAACGTCCTGCAATTCGGTGGTGGGCTTCCTCGGGTCTACGGTGAGCGCCGGGTGTTCCCGCCTTTCATCGCGCAACCCCTTGTGACATTCGACGGCGCCGACGAGATCGTGGAAGCGGTCGTGGCGCTTGCCGGGCCGCACCGCCTTCAGGATATTCGCATCGGGTCGTCCGACGCCTCGGACATGACCGGGGTGGAGATCGAGACGCGCGAGGGATGGGCCGGTGACGCCGATCTGCGGCTCGTTCAGCGGTTCGGGCGCACCGTCACGCCGAACGTGGAACTCCGGGGTCACGTCGTTCAGCGTGAATCCCAGCAATTACTGGACTCGACTCTCGACGTATCGCTGACGGTCCCGCAACCGCAGCGATACACTGTGGATCGGGTCAACGGGTTGAGCGCCGATGAATACCAGGTTCAGATCGGTTTCCCGCAGGGTCTCGGTCGTCCGTTCGACACGAGTGATCCGGTTCGCGTTCCGCTTCGTATCCGCATCCGCGAAAGCGGCGGCGAGTGGCGAAATCTGCCAGAGGTGCATTTCCGATCAGCCGAGTTGCGCCTGTTGCGCGCGACGATCCGGCTTGTCTGGGAGAACGAAGGTATTCGCGCACCCGAGGTCAGCCCGCGCACCGGCTGGGTTGAAGCCCGCATTGTGAGCCCAGGTCAAACCGTTGTTCCTGAGACGACGGGCTGGGTTGCTGATGCCTATTTTGATGCGGGGTCGGGCGATGATTATCTGACGGCCGGAAACGTCGGTTCAACGGCTGTGCAGCACGTCTATGCCGACGATACCACGCTGACGGTGAACCTCGATCCAGTCGAATTTCCGCCTGGTCGGTATGAGGTCGAAATCCTGCGCGGGTGCGGGTTGCGTGATGCGGTCTGGTCCACAGCGACATATACGGTCAGCGGAAACGTCCGCGATCTGTTCGGCTATTCAGGCACCGTCCCGACTGTCGCTCACACGCGCGAGGGCTTGTCCGACACTGTGGCCATCACGCGTTGCATCGCGATCTGGAACCGTCAGCCGATCGCGAAGGGTGGCATGGCGATCATCGCGGTTCGGGCGCGCAACGTCGCACTGGAGTCGATCAGCGTGCTTGCGGGCGGATATGTCCGCGACGACGATGAATGGGTCGTGACCTCGAACCCCGCGCTGCACCTGCGCGACGTCTATGAGACCACGCTGCGGATGCGGCGTTATGACGAAACCCTGATCGACGATGACGATATTCAGGGTTTCCGGGAACACTGCGACGACATGGGTTACGAGGTCAACGCCGTGCTTTCCGGCTCGTCGTTTGCTGAGGCAACGCGCATCATCGCCGGGTGCGGTTATGGCCAGGTGCGTCGCAGCGAGCGCATGGGGGTTGTCTGGGATCGGGACACGTCCGAGGACGCGCCGGTGCAGATGGTCACACCCAGGAACAGCGCAGACAACGAGGTGCGGCGTTCCTATCGCGCGCTTCCTGACGGGCTCCGGGTCCGGTTCGACGACGAAGAACAGGAATACGCCGAGCGGTCAATCATCGTGCTGCGCGACGGTATCGACCGCGATGCCGGGCGATACGAGGAAGTGCGGTTCGAGGGCGTGACGACCGAAGCTGCGGCCCGCGCCCGGGCAGAATATGAGATGGCCGTCTACGAACAGCGGGCCAGCGTGTTTTCCTGGAAGATGCCCGTGGAGGCGCTGTTGCTGCGCCGCGGTTCGCTCGTCGCTTACACCAGTGATCAGATTTCCGACCGGCACGGGTTCGCGCTGGTGACGGCCGGCGGCGATGAGACAATCACGCTCGATACGGTCGTGCCCCTGATCAACGAGCCCCGTCCGCGCGCCGTCGTCGTGCCGTTCCGCACCGTTGGTCGCATCCGTGATCTCGGGCTCACGAGCGGCTGTGAAATCCGCCGACCCGACGGCACTGTGGACATCGTGGCGCTGGATTGCGAGACGGGAGAAAGCGACGTGCTCGTGTTCGCGGATGCACTTGTCGATCCCGTGGTGGAAGGGACGTTGATCGCGGTCGGGCCGCATGATACGGTCACGAGGCGCTTGCTGGTCCAAGACATCTCGTGGCAGGGCGACGAGGTGGCGACGATCGAGGCGGTCCCAGAGGCACCGGAGATTTGGCAATGACGATCCGTGACGAAATCGGCGATCCGGCGAACGGGGATCAACTGATCGACGCGCTCGACGATCGGTTCGATGTGATCTGGAACGGCGTCATGCTCCACATGACGAGTGTCGGTGGCACGGCCGACGCGGTGACGGCCACGGTGACGCCAGCGGTCGGTGTCGACGGTTATCTGAACGGGATGGCGTTCTCGATCGTCTGGGACGACGCAAACACGGTCTCCAATTTCACGCTGAACGGTCTGCCCGTCGTCGGCCCGGCCGGCGAAGCGTTGCCGATCGGAGCCGTCGAGTCGGGGCTCGCGTCGGTCCTTCTCGTCGTTGACGACGAGTTTCGGATCATGTCGAACATCGTGGCCGATGTCGAAAATGCAGCTTACTACTGGCAAGTCACGTCGTCGCAGAGCATCACCTGGCCGACAAACTTGCCCGGCAACCGGCGCGTGCGTGTTCAGGCGTGGGCCGGTGGCGGTGGCGGTCACTCGTCGGGCGGCGCCGGTGGTGGCGGTGGATACGCCGAGTCCGAGTTCCGTCTGTCGACCCTCGGGGCAAGCACGACTTGCACGATTGGCGCAGGCGGCAGCGTTGCGGCGGCCGGCGGCAACACCACGTTCGGTTCGCTGTTGACGGCCTACGGTGGCGGTGCGGGAACGTCCACCAATGGCGGGGCCGGTGGTGGCACGAACGCGGTCGGCACAAACGGTCTGGCCGGTGGCGGTTATCTCGGTGGAGGTGACGGCGGGTATACCATTGAATCGCTCGAACAGGCGCCGAAAAACGCAACCTCAATCTGGGGTGGTGCCGGTGGCGCAATTGGCACTATGACTGGCGGGAACGCTGTATTTGGTGGCGCGGGTGGTTCGGCTGGATCAGGCGGCACGTCGAAATTCGGCGGTGCCGGGGGCGGGAACGGGGTTGCCGGGACTGCGCCGGCCGGGGCGGGCGGGCGCAATGCTGCCGGGGCTCGCGGTGAAATTCGCATCTGGATTGGATGATCAACATGACGGTTCTGCACACGATCACCGGCGAACTGCGCCACATCACCGGCGAACTTTTGCCGAATACGACCTTCACGATCGCCCCTGTGGTCATCGTGTCGGGCGACGGCGATGACGTCGGGATCATGGGTGATATTGTCGAGATCACGTCGGACGCCTCGGCTCAGGTCGAGTTTGATCTCTACGAGGGCGATTACGTCGTCGAATACATGACCACACGGGGCAAAGTCACTCGCGCCGCTCGGGTCGACACTGAAGGGCCGTGGACGATGGGTCGGTTTTTGACGCCGACCGGAACCTATTCGCCGTCTCTGGTGCAACAGGCCGCCGCCAGCGCCGCGCAGGCCGAAACTGCCGCTGACCGGGCTGAGGCGGCGGCGGACGTTTTCCCCGTCACGCCTGATCAATTCGGGGCGCAGTCGGGCATCCTTCTGGACCCCGTGACGCGCACGATCTATGACGCGATCATTGCGTCTAGCGCGAGTGTGCAGGCTGAATATCTGTGGCTGCTTGAGAAAACCGTGCGCGAATTTCAGCGGGCGGGGTTAATTATCGGGACGGACGTTACCTATTCCATCTCGGGGGGCGTGGTGACTTGGGCCGATAGCGGCGCGCTGACCGCGCGGCTGCAAAAAGCATATGACTACATCGAACTCGGCTATCTGATCCAAGTTGAAGGGTCGCACGGGCGCGGGGCGACGGTGACTTCCACGCAGCTCAACGCGGCCAATGCGATCAACCCAGCAACCAACGCGGCGGCAATGCAAGACTGGCTTGATGCAGTCGCGGCGTCCGGTCAGGTTGGCGTCTTGGGCGCGGCTGACTATCCCATTGGGGCCACGCTTGTAATCCCCAGCTATGCGCGGATCAGTGGCGTCCGGGGGCGGTCGCGCATTCGCATGGCGTCAACGGTTGGCTATCGCCATATCACGGCCATGACCGGCAAGACGGACGTGCACGTTACCGGCGTGACGATTGAAAACGGGATCATCTTTGACGGCAACTATCTGGCGCGCGTTTCTGCCGGAGCTGGCACGATCAGCGATGCTCTCATCAATGACGATCTGTGGGGCACGACGCTTTCAATTGCCAACACGTCGCATTCCAGCATCGACGCAGAGGCATGGGATGCCTACAAGCACTGCTTTGACGTGTCTGGCAACTATCACGGGCGCAGCGGGACGCCTTACACGCAGCCCTACGTCATGCAACGCAGCTTCGCCATCAAGGTTCCGAAGATCATCACCCGGGGGTCTGGCGACGACCTGACGACGACGCATTCCAGCACGGATTTGCATTTCGGCGTGGTGCGCAGCTTCTTTGCGCGCGGCGATCTGGTGTCTAACGGCAACGGGTTCGAGGTTGATGATGGGTCAATCTTTGTGCGCGCCGATGATGTGCTGGCGATGTTCTGCTACACCGCTTGCGAGATCAAAGGTCATGCCGACGCACAAGCGGCGCATGACGTGCATGTGTCGCTTCTGGAGTCGGTCAATGCAACAAACGGCGTAGTGATCCGGCACATTGACCACGGCGCCCCGGCGGTCATTTCCCCGCCAACGGCAGCAGAGCCGCAAAGCACCATGGCAGCAAACGTCACCATCGGTCGGCTTATCGTACGTGACCCGGTGGCATGGCTGACGAGCGGGGCTGAGGTTCGCGCGGCGGCAAGGGTATACGCCTATGACAATGTGACGTTCGGGCCGATTACGGTTGAGCAGGGAGACGCCGCAAGCGACTATTTCGGGGTCAACACCGACGACAGCGACGGCGTTGTGCAGATGTTCAACAGCGCCGGTCGCGTGACGTTCTCGACCGTTGCGATTGATGGTTTTTCTGACAGCGCGACCGGATTTAGGGTCACGTCCAGCACCATCGGGCCGGTCTCCGCGCAGGCAGTAATCACTCGCAGCGGTCCGATGCGCGCCGTTTCGCACACCAACGATGATCTGGCCTGCGACGTTACTATTGGGATTGTGGACGCGCACAGAAGCACGGCGACGGCAGGAAGCTATGCGGTTCGCGGGGTTGCGGGGAAAACCCGCGTTGGCACGATCCGGCACAAAAACATGGACCGCGTGTTGATGCGCGCGATGCCCTTTGTGATTGAGCAGCCTTTCACAAGCACGGGCGGAACGCCAACGACGCCGCTCGAAGCCTTGACTATCGTCTCCAATGAGGCCCAAACCACGGGCGTGAACCTTGGGGCTGGCGACGGGGCGCGGGCGACATTCCGGCACCGATACGCTGGCGACGGGGATTTTGGCGAGGAAGTCGGGTCGCTCGGATTTGAGCGCGCGGTTGATACGGATACCACCCGCACAGTAATTGGGCGCATTCGGGCGTCAAGCGACGGCACCACGGCGAACATGCGGGACGTTCTGTCTTTCGATGGGGCGACTGGCTATGTGTCGGCTCCCTACGCTTTTGAAGTTGGCGACGCGACGTTCGGATATTCCGCCATGCGCAGGGTCCGGTCTGCCGGGCGGGAGGAGCTTGTCCTTGTTGCAAACCGGGGGTCAAGTTTCAGCACCGGCTCACTTGGCGCTGCGGTCAAGATGTATGGCAACGCCGACGCCGAACACCCGGGCGCGATGACGCTCAATACCGGGACGAACGACAACGTCACCGCGCGCTATTACCTCACCCAAAGCGGCACCCATGTTCTGGGATCAGGCGTTTGGGATTATGGGGACGCGCTGAATATCGGCACGTGGCAAGGTTCGTCAAATTACCCTGATGATACAGTCGAGACTGCGTTTGCGCACTTGCAGGTCAAGGACAATTGGACCATCGGGTCAGGCAGGCTCGGGGTTTTTGTCGATCAGCGCGCGCAAAGCCAAGCCAATGCTTCGACTGTTCCGCAGATAGGGATAGGTGTCGGCTGGCGAGAATTGCCCGCCCAGGATATCGGCTCTGGTGAGGGTGTTGGGTATGGGTTTTATGCGCGACTGGTGGGGGACACGGCCCATACCCTTCTGGCAAGCATCGTCTCGGAAAAGGTAAGCGCTACGGATCTTGACCGCACGTCCGATCTCGTAACCCGCTTGTCTGAGGATGGTTCCGCGTCCCCGCGAGAGGTTCAAAGGATCAGCGCAGCAACCGGAATCGCCAACTTCCCGCTCGGTGCCACGATCAATGGCAGCGAGGTAATCTCGACCGCTAGCTTTGCCGACCCGCGCAAGACGCCGGGGGTTCCAGTTGTCATCGCTCGTGGCACGGCGGCGGCTGTTACAGGGGTTACGACCGAAGAAACAGTGGCGACGTTTGTCCTGCCGGCAGGCTTTATGGGGCCGTTTGGTAGGGCAGACATTCGGCTTTTGACATCCCAAACCAACAATGCGAACAACAAGGGCGTTAGGGTTACGTTTGGCGGCACAACTGTGATGTTCAGCAATGCTGGCTTTACAGGGTCTCTTTCAACCGACAGAAATGTGACAGTATTCAACGTAAACTCCGAGGCGGTTCAGGCATTTTTGCCTGCTGAGGCGGTATTCAGCCCGTCAGAAACCGCAGCTTCTGGGGCATCGTCTGCCGCCGTCAACACCGCCGCCGATGTGACCTGCACCATCACCGTTCAACTCGCCAACGCCGCCGATAGCCTGCAAGTGGTTCGGTGGGAGTTGGTGGTCACGCATGTTAGCTAAACCAAAGGAGACGACATGACCCAGCGTTCCATGTCCCGGAGATCGCCGGTGTTGTGGAACGTCATGTCGGGCTCGAAGGCGAAACGCTCCGACGCATGGGTGTCGCTCACAGCGGCATCCGCGCGACCTGTGATCATCACGACGCGACCGCCGAGATCACGGATCGCTTGCGCCTCGTTGGCGTAACGCACGTCGTCGATGATGATCACAGGGGTGGCGTTGATCTCGATCCGCTGTTTCGCGAACCGCACCCACACGTCGGGGTCCAGTTCGTTCCGCACACCGTTCCCGATCGCCTGCATCATCTGGGTCGGCGTGAGACCGCCCAGCCGCGGATCGGGAACGCGCTTCAGATCGCCCTCGATCGCTCGTTGCGCTTCGTCTGACGTAAACCCCTGATGGATCAGGAGCCCGCGCATTGCGGCTTTCAACGGGGCGGCGAATTTCACCTTATCCGATACACCGAATTGCAGCCGAATCAGTCGAGCCATTGTCGACTTGCCGGACCCCGCCCGACCGGCAATGCCGATGATCCGTTTGGTTGACGGTTTCAAGAAGCACGGGCTGGGGTCTGCGGCGTCCCAGCGCAGAAGGCACTTGGCGCAGAACATCTCGTCCTGCTGGCGGATCGCTTCGCATTTCATGGTCAAACCTCCGGGGGCAAGGGGAACGGGTAAGGAGCGGGAGCGGGCGCAGGGGGCACAGGGATCGCTGTCGGTGCGATGATGGCCCATAACGCCTCGATCGCTGCCTCTGGCGTCGTGCCGCGCACCGAGGTCACGTTGATGCCCCGGCCAATGACGCACTCGGCGATGAACTCGCCGCCGCGATACCTCACGCCAAAGAGCGAAACCTGGTCATGCCTGACGATCTTTTCAAGAGTCGAGCGCATGATCACAACCCCGGCGGCATGGGGAACGGCGCTGGTGCCGGGGCAGGCGGAACAGTCGTCAGCATCTTGCCAAGGGCGTTGCGCAGGGCTTCGGTCGGTCGCTCACCATAGGCTTCGCTGACCTTGCGGTGCTTGGGGCCATAGAGCGTGACAAGGTAAGGCCGTCCGTTCTCGTTCTTGATCAGACTGACGTTCGTGACGACCCCTCGGATCATCAATTCTTCAAGGTGCGGCGTCATTTCTGTTTCCCTTTCGTGTGGTCCCGCCCGACGTGCCAGAGCCCGCAGAACGGGCATCGGTATGACGAGATGTTCTTGACGTTCTTGTTGTGTTTCATCCGACGCACCACGTCGGCAGCGAGCGCGGCACTCTGATAGGCTTGCTTTCCGTCGCAGCATGCCGCCTTCGTCCAGCCCGTTCCACCTTTCATCTGATCACCAGTTTCTTTGCTTCCTCGATGTAGAACAACCAGTTCACGGTGTCCCATTGGAACGTCACCATGTCGTTCGTCGGCGTCACGGTCCACCCGGCCTGGACGCTGAACCGACGATCCTCGGTCTGACCTTTCAGCCCCGGCAGCGTCTTGACGAGCGGTCGGCCATCGGTCGAGACGTAATAGCGCGTCGTGTTCTGGATCCGCTCGTCTCCCCAGAGCAACCCGCCGTTCCGCGGCACCTTGATCGACAACTGAAAATCGTAGGGGTCACGATGCGCCATGATGAAATCGGCCACCGGAACACCATGGACCATCTGCGCCTCGGCGGCCTTGCGCACGACGAGCATCGAGTGATCCTGGTGCCACTGGCGTTCTCGGGTGCTGTGGTCATCAAACCACGTCTGATAGGCATAGGCGCCGATGCGCTTCAGCCCGCCCTTCGTCTTGACCGCGATGTAGCTGTTCACGTCGCGGATGAACATCTTGGAATACTGCGCGGATTCGAGATCGAGCCCAGTGTGCTGTTCCCAGAGTTTGCAGACCTGCTTCATCCAGTCGACGTCAGCGCGACGGATTTTCACGGTGAGACCGTCGGTGTTGATCTGGATCAGCCGGATACCGTCGTTCGTCATCAACCACTCGGCGAGCATGCACAGGAGCAACTGCCCGTTCACGGTGATCGACATGGTGTATTGCGGGTCGTAGAACGGCCCGTATTTGTTGTTTGAGTCCCCATAGACCCCGTTTAGGGCCAGCTTCAACATGGCGTTCTCGGGGGTGCCTTTCTTATATTCCTGCCGCATCTTGAACACGTTCTGGTAGACGTCACAGAACGTCTCGCTCAGGTGCGCCGGGAAAAATCGGTTCGTGATCGCCAGGTTCGGGTAGTAGGACGCCACGTCCCAATCCCAGATTTCCCATTCGTCGTCGGCCTCGATGACCACAGAGTCCAGCGATCCGTGAATGCCGCCGGTGCCAAAGTCAAACCGGAACCCGTTCACGACGGCGTGCAGCCCCTTGAACACACCTTTCGTCTCGACGGTTTCGGACAGGGTGTCGTCGATCATCTGCCGGGTGAGAACCTGGTCCTGAAGCCAACGCAGCACGCGCTGGAATTCCGGGTGTTGGAACGACACGCGGGGGCTGATCACGTCGCGCAGGGCGATCTGCTGGCGCATGGTCTGCCGCGGCTGACGTCGGCCGCCGACGCGCTCGTAGCAGGGCGTCCCGCTGCGTTCCAGTTCGCGCTCAAAGAATTTCTTGCCGATCTTCGTGTCGTTGAAGTTCAGCACGTCGCCCATGTCGGGATAACGCGCTGCGAGTTCGTCACGGAACCGGATTTGCTCGCGACTCGCATGAAAGAACCGCAGCGTCTCCGAGACGTCGTGTGCCATGTAGGAAACGATCTCGGATTTCTGCGCCGCGGTCGTGGGTTTGTCGGGCGGATAGGGCAAATCGACAACGCGCGACGACCGCATGTTCAGTTCCAGTTTCTTCAGGCTGGTCGTGCGGGCCTTGTTGTCAAAATGGTGGATCAGGTAAAGATCACCCTGCGTCACCATTCGATCGCTGGGCCAGATGGTGTTCGCGAACCGATCCTGGCCGAAGATGATCTGCGTTCCCAGATTGTGCGCCGTCACCGAATCGAAACGGCCCATCTTGATCAGCGGTTGGCACACCGGCCAGTCGAACCCGACGTTGTTGAACCCGAACATGCGATCGCCGCGATGCGCGAGTTCCATGCAGAAATCGGCGAACCTCCCCGAGTCGTCGATACGATCCGAGACCTCGAAGATGTAACGATGCTGCGTCTCCGCATGCACGACGCAAGCGCAGAACAGGTCATAATAGGTTTCGATGTCGTAAACCCAGTCGGTCATCTCAGTATTTCTTCCCGCCTGATTCGACCCGCGCCGCCAACTTGTGATCGGCGCGCTTCTGGTTGTAGCGGTTCTTTTCGATCACCGCGCCCGGCACGTCCAGCCCCATCGCGGCGGCTGTGTCAAGGATGCGGATGATGCAATCCGCAAACTCGACCTCGCGCCCGTCGCGGTGGGGCAGCTTGTCGTCCATAAGGCCCTTGCGGTCGGCTTCCAGCGCCTCGCTGAGTTCGCTGTGCATGAGTGCCACGACCTCACCGAAGTTGCGCTGCACAGGCTGTCCCGTGGCCGGATCGGTATACCAGCCCGCGTCCGTGGCCGTCTTGTGCGCGAGATACTGCGCCATGCGAAGGCCAGTATAGGCGTCGTGCTCGTCTTGCGTCATGTCAAACGGGTTCATCTCAGATCATCCTCATGGTCAGTGGTGGCCCGCCACGATGCGCAGCGGGCCGTTGATAGTCACAAATCAGCGAGGCGGCAGCGGGGGCAGCGTGGGCGGCCCGGCGAGCACCTGCGGATAGCTACCACCGGATGCAGTCACCGGCGGGGCACCGAACTGCGGGGCCACCGCGGCAGGAGCCATCGGGGCGAGGGCCGGCGCAGCGGGCACCGTGCCCATATAACCGCCCTGCGGCGGCTGCTGGAAACCCGGCTGGAAACCCTGGGGGGCACCACCGAACGCACCGACCGCACCGCTCGTGGTGCCCAGCGGGCGGGCACCGGGCGGCAGGGCGGTCGGAGCGGCAGCGCCACCGAAGGCCGTCGCCGCGTCGGGACCGCCGCGGATTTCATCACCCTCGGCGACGAGGCGAACGAACGAGCCATTCAGGTAAATCCCGGCACGATCGCCAGCCTGGAACGGACCTTGCTTGTCGCCGTTCGTGGTGATGTTGCCGGCCACCTGGACATAGAACCCACGCTTCACCAGTTCAGCGTTGATGTTCTGGTTCGTGGGGTCGACGGCCTGCGGCGCCCAGGACGACGAGAAATACATCACGAAGCACCCGCGGGTGTTTTCGTTGTATTGGCCCTTCTGGTTCGGGCGGTCCCCGTCGGCGATCTTCATGCTGAAGCCGTCGAACGTGCTGAACCACGACTGAAGGCGCTGCGTCGCGTTCTGATCGCGGGCGGCCTGTGTGGCAATCCAGGGGTAGAACTGTTCGGCAAGGAGCGGCCAGATGTCGGCCTTCGGGAAAGCGACGCCGAACTCGAACCGCTGCTTGTCAGCGTCGATCATTCGACCGTCGCTGTCCTTCGTGCGCTTTTCGGTGATCGAGCCGTTCACGAAGCGGCCGATGGGGGTGAAGAAGTCAAGACGATCCGTCATGGTGGTAGTTCTCCGTTGCGGTTGGTTACTTGGTGATGTGACGGACGGCGCGCATCACGGCGTCCTCGGTGTGCGTCAGCGCCAGCGCCAGGTCACGCGACCCCATGCGTTCACCGTTCGGATCGGTTTCACCGATCTCGTGGAGTTTGGCGATGAACGCGGCGCCCATGTCCTTGATCGCCTGCATTTGCGCCTTCTCGGCATCGCTCAGGACGCGATACTGGTGACGCACAGCATTGTTGACGGTGCGGACATCGGACGTGCTTTCGACGGTGTTCGTCATGGTGATAGTTCTCCGTTGTGGTTGGTTAAAGATCGTTCAGAATCGAAACGTAGCGTTCGATCGCATCGAGACGTTCACCGAGGTGGTCGAGTTCCGCGTTGATCATGGCAATCGAGCCCTGCGGCAATTGCGTGGCGACGGACGATTCGCGCTCAATGACGGCCATCGGGCCGTGCAGCCGAGTGAACAGTTCCTCGATCACGGTGATCGTCTTGCCAGCGCGATCGCTGAAAAAAACGATGCGACCATTGATGTCGTCCAGGTGGCCGGGTTTGCTGTGCGTGGGGTTCATGGTATTCACTCCATTCCGAGGGCGGATTTGTAGAGGTCGAGAACCGCTTCTTCTTCAGCGATCTCGTCGGATTTGCGCTTGCGAAGCGCGATGACCCGTTTCAGGATCTTCGTGTCGTAGCCGCGGCCCTTCGCCTCGGCCATGACCTCTTTCTTCTGGTCGGCGATGTCTTTCGCCTCAACGTCCAGATGCTCGTAACGCTCGACGAACTGCCGCAGTTCTTCAGCGGTCACGTCATAGGCGCTGCTGTTGTCGCCGATACCGGGCGGGGCGGGCGGGACGTCGATCATCACATCTCTCCGAATTTCGCCGCGACGTAACCGGGCGGTATGGGTTTCAGGCTCGCTTTGGTGCGGGGAACGCGCGTCAGCATCTTCACGATTTCAGGGTCCGCACCCTGGCGTTCGGCTTCGGCGGGTGTGATCATCTTCTTCGCTTTGACGTCCACGCCCGTCATCATCTCAATCGTCAGCGGATCGTCAAGCACCCACTGGCGCTGACCGTATCCCTGTTCGATCATCCAGCCGGGGATCGCCTCGCCCTTCTGGACTCGCGCTTCGGCTTCGGCACGCACCGCATCGCGACGACCTTTGAACATCGCCTCGGCAGCGTCAATGAACGTCAGTTCCGCCGCGAGTTCCTTCGCCGTCATGGGGCGCATCTCGGCGTGGTGCATCGTGTGAACCACCTCGCGCACCTGATTCGCGTTCGCCGCGCACTGAGCGGCCGCCTCGCAATACCGGCAATGCGCACCAGCGCGAGCACTTGCGTTCGGGTTCTGCGTCCGGTATCCCGCCGCCTCGATCTCGCGCACCCGGGCCATCAATTCCTCGGGGTAGAGCGTCCAGATGCGATGGATTCCGAACGGATGGTAGACGCGCGGCTGGTAGATACCGAGCCGCACCGTGCGGATCGTCACGCCGCGCGCATAGAGCAACCGCAACAACGCGCCGGCATAGATCATCACCTGGGGGTTCTCCCAGACCTCCACGACGAGCATGCCGTATTTCAGGTCGTCAACCCGCAATTCGTCGTTTGCCAGCACGCCGAAAGCGTCAGGTGTCCCGGCGATGATCTCGTTCAACGCGACCTTGCGCTCAACGTCGACCTTGCCGCCGTAGCTGCGCAGGAGCGCGACATAACCGGCGATATGGTTCGTCATTTCGCGGGTGACGACCCAACCATTCGGGTGCGTGGCACCGAGGAAATCGGTGGTCTCTCGCCCTGTGGTCATCGCCTGTTCGGCGAGCCATGCCGCGCAGGTTCCCTCGCGCGCTGCGTCCGATTCGGGCGCCGGCGGAACACGGGCGGCCATCGTCGGATAGGCGTCGCAATGGGTCCAGATATGGGCGCTGGAAGGACGGGGGAGGGTCATTGAGCATCGAACTCCAATCAGGAAAATCGCGCCCCGGCGCGGGGGAACACCGGGGCGCAGGTGGGTCAGCCCGCGTCGCGAGCGCCCAGCGCGATCAGCCGGTCATACATGCGACGACGCAGCGTCTCGTCGTTGTTCAGCAACAGCCCGACTTCGCCCGGGTTCCGGGTGTTGCAGAACTCGTCGTAAAGCGCGCCGGTGTCGACGAGCCGGTTCTGCGCCGCGTTGGTGATCACGCGATACAGGGCCGTAAGTTCGACGGGCTCGGGCATCGAGGGCGGCAGAGCGGGCGCAGCGGGGGCGGCAACGGCAGGCGGCAGGACCGGCGCAGCGGCGGGCGGCGTCACGGCAACCGGGCCGGGCGGGGGCAGGAGATCGGCTGGCGGCGTCACGGCACCACCGCGGGCCTTGAACGCGGCGCGGGCGGCATTGGCTTCATCGCTCTTGCCGCGCTTGGCCCGCCAGGTGCCGTCCTTCGTGAACGAGGGCGGATCGGCATGAACCGAGGCGTCATAGGGCATGCCGTCGCCGTCCAGGTCGGAGGCGCTGCGAACGGTGTCGGTGGTCGCGGCTTCAGCGGGCTCGGCGGCCGGCGTCGGCACAGAGTCGGTGGCGGTCACGGTCACGGCCGGCGAGGAACGGGTCTGACCGTCCAGATGGGCGCGCATTTGCTTCTCGTCGTCGAACTCGTAGATCAGGCTGATTTTCGTCATGGTCGGTGTCTCCGATGGTGGTTGACAACAACTGCTAATATCGGCTAACAACTGAGTCGTCAAGGGGGAACCGATGCAGCTTCGCGATTATCAGATCAAGCTGAAGAACGATGCGTTCGACGGATGGCGGGATGGCCACAGGAACGTCATGCTCGTTTCCCCGACGAGATCCGGTAAAACCGTCACCATGGCGTCGATCGCCAACGACCTCGCGCCGCAGCCTGGTGTGGTCATAGCGCACCGTGTGGAAATTGTCGGTCAGATCAGCACGACGTTCGCGCGGTTCGGTATTCGTCATAACGTGATCGGCCCGTCATCGACCGTTAAATACTGCATTCAGAAGCATATTCGTGATGTTGGGCGGTCTCATGTTGATCGTCGCGCGGTCGTCACTGTCGCAGCGGTCGATACTCTTGTGGCGCGGTCGAGCAAACTCGGTCAGTGGCCGGCAGATCAGCGGTGGTGGATGATCGACGAGGCGCATCACGTCCTGGCCGACAACAAGTGGGGAAAAGCGGTCAATCTGTTCGGCAATGGTTGGGGTCTGGGCGTGACGGCCACACCACTGCGCGCTGATCGCAGATCGCTCCATGTCGATCAGGGCGGTGTGTTCTCACACATGGTCATCGGCCCCTCGATGCGTGAACTGATCAACCGAGGGTCAATCTGCGAATATCGGATATTTGCCCCGAAAAACAGCATCGACGTTTCGGCGGTGCCGGTGGGCTCGACGGGTGATTACTCGCAACCGAAGCTGCGTGAGGCGGCCCACAAATCCATGATTGTCGGTGACATCGTGGAGTCCTATCTGAAAATCGCACCGGGCAAGCGCGGAATCACGTTCACCGTCGACGTCGAACAGGCGATCGAGGTGGCAGAGGCGTTCAACCGCGCTGGGGTGCCGGCCATGGCAGTTCACGCCCAAACTGACGCAACGATTCGCGACGATGCGGTGCGCAAACTTGCCACAGGCAAGCTGCTGCAACTCGTCAACGTCGACCTGTTCGGCGAAGGTTTTGACGTGCCGGTGGTCGAAGTCGTCTCGATGGGTCGTCCGACGATGAGTTACGGGCTGTTCGTGCAGCAATTCGCTCGTGCGCTGACCCCGTTCGAGGGCAAGACGCATGGGATCATCATCGACCATGTGTCGAACGTGAAGCGCCACGGTCTACCCGACGCGCCACGCACCTGGACGTTGCGCGCCGAGGAACGCGGCAAGCGGTTGCCGAAAGACCCCGACGAGATTGCGGTGAAACGCTGCGTCGAGTGCTTCAACGATTACCGGGCGGTCTCGAAGATGTGCCCGTTCTGTGGTCATGTCCACGAACCCGCAGGTCGCGACCGACCGGAACAGGTCGACGGCGATCTGGTCGAACTTGACCCGCAGGTTCTCGCGCAGATGCGTGACGACGCCGCAAGAGCCGCGCACGTCATTGATACAAGGAAACTGACGGGCCTGAGTCGGATCAAAGCGGAAAATCACAACATCACCGCTTCGGCACAGGTCGATCTGCGTGACGCGATCGCGCGATGGGCTTGGGTGTGGCACAGTCGCGGCGCTGCCGATTCGGAGATTTACCGTCGGTTCTTCCACCTGTTCGGAACCGACGTGATGACGGCGCAAACCCTCGGCGCCACCGATGCGAGGGAACTCACGGAGAGGGTGCGAAATGCAACGGTATGTTCGGACTGACGAGACGAAGGTTTACATGGGCGTTGCGTTGCGTCGCATGGTCGGGGGTGGATGGATTGCAGATGATGTCGAGATACCAAAAGGATCAACCGCTGAGATTAGCGACGACGTTCTGATCCTCGGCGGCACGATCCGGGGCGGCATGATCCTCGGCGGCACGATCTGGGGCGGCACGATCGAGGGCGGCACGATCCGGGGCGGCACGATCTGGGGCGGCACGATCGAGGGCGGCACGATCCGGGGCGGCACGATCCGGGGCGGCATGATCCTCGGCGGCACGATCCGGGGCGGCACGATCGAGGGCGGCACGATCGAGGGCGGCACGATCGAGGGCGGCACGATCCGGGGCGGCGCGATCCGGGGCGGCGCGATCCGGGGCGGCACGATCGAGGGCGGCACGATCCGGGGCGGAGTGTTTACAAAATCTCCGTCGTGTGCGCAGCGCAGCGACGGTTATATGTTCGTGGCGAAAATCATCGAGAGCGGTGAACTTCGCATCTGGGCTGGATGTCGGAACTTTTCGTGGGATGAAGCTGTTGCGCACTGGTCCACTCCCGGACACCCGCACAGTGCCGAATCGCTGCGGATCATCAACTTCCTGAAGGAACAAGAGAATGCCACTCATCACGTCTGACCGGATCCGCGCCGGTGCGAACATCATCCGCTGGAACGGGTGGATGAACACACCGATCTCGATCATCCGGCACAGCGTCGCGATGCACGATTGCATTCTGCGGCTCGAACCGGCCGCCAGGGTGTCAGCGCGGATGGCGCTCATCCATGATCTGCATGAAACCGAAATCGTCGGTGACGTGCCGACGCCCGACAAGCGCAAGTATATGAACACGCTGTATCATATCGACGTCGCGGAGTTCGACAAGAACGTGGCGCGCGAAGCGGGCGTTCCGACGATGATCTACGGTGCGGCCTGGTGGGCAAACCCGACCCTGAAAGTGGCGGATCGCACTGCGGTCATCGTCGAAAACAGCCGCTATGTCATGCCGGTCTCGGTTGATCCCGAATTGCCGGTCTACGACCCCGATTCGATCTGGCATCGGACGATGTTCGAGTGCTACGAATCGCTGCTGGGAACGAACGACCACGACGAATGGTGGAGGTGCTACGGTGCGTGAGGCCGCGGTCCAGCAACGCATCCGGCTGCGGGCCGCCGAGATGGGCACACCCCTGTTGCGCAACAACAGCGGGGCGGTGACGACTGACGACGGGCGCCATATCCGCTTCGGGCTCGGGAACGATTCGCCCGAGATCAACAAGCGGTTCAAGTCGTCGGACCTGATCGGCATCTGGCCTGTGGTCATCATGCCGGAACATGTCGGACTGACGCTTGGGTTGTTCTTCGCGGTCGAATGCAAGGCACCGGGCTGGGTATACCGCGAGACCGACGAACACGCTGCGGCCCAGGCGCGTTTCGGCCAATGGGTGACGAACCACGGCGGGATTTTCCGTTTCGCCTCTGACATCAAGGACGTCTGGAAATGACCACTGTGCGACTCGACGAAGCGAAACGTCGCGAGATCATGCTGACCGCCGCACGACGCATCGTTGCGGAGCGGGGGTTCTGGGCGGTGACGCACGGCACCGTCGCGAAACGCTGCGTCGTGCCGACGAGCCTGGCGCTGGTGCGGCGCTATTTCAGCACGAAGGACGAACTGTGGCGGGCGACGATCGGGAGCGATCCGGTGATGCTCGTTGCGGCGCGTGAGGCGGGGTGGGTGGAATGAAATTGCTCGTGTGCGGTGGTCGAGACTACAACGACGAACAGCACGTTCGGGCTTGGATTGGATGGGCAAAAAACGCGATGTTCGTCAGCGAAGTCATTCACGGTGGTGCCCGCGGCGCCGACAATCTTGCTGGGAAAGTTGCGGAATCACTGGGTATCCCGACGCGCGTTTTTCGCGCCGATTGGGACACGCATGGTCGTGCGGCAGGAATGATCCGCAACAGGAAAATGCTGGAAGAAGGCAAGCCGCATTTCGTCATGGCGTTCCCCGGTGGTGTCGGAACCGAGGGGATGATCAAGATTGCTCGCGACGGTGGAGTGACGGTTATCGTCGTCGCTGGGTGGACTAAATGATCCTCAACGCCGACGCCCGCGCCGTGCTGCGGACCTTGCCGCCCGATTCTGTCGACCTGATCGTGACCGACCCGCCGTATCGGGTGATCTCGGGCGGGAACACCGAATCAGGCAATCAACCCTACGGTCGACCGACCGGGATGCTTGCGAAGAACGACGGCAAGATTTTCCGCCACAACGACACGCCGATCACCGATTACGCTGCGGACCTGTTCCGGGTGTTGCGCTCGCCGGGGCACGCTTATGTGTTCACGAACCTGTTGAACCTCTGGGATTTTCAGCGGGCGCTGACCGGGGTGGGGTTCCAGGTTCACAACCTGCTGGTGTGGCGAAAGCAGAACACGGTGCCGAACCGCTGGTTCATGAAGAACTGCGAGTTCGTGCTGTTTCTGCGCAAGGGACCGGCTCGGGCGATTTACACGCCCAGCGCCCAGATGGTCCATGATTTCCACAACCCGGTGGGTTCCAAGACGCACGAGACGGAGAAACCCGTGGACCTGATGCGGTTCTATATCGAGGCATCGTCGTTGCCCGGGCAGGTCGTCCTCGATCCGTTCATGGGCACTGGCGCGGTGGGTGTCGCTGCGGCTGCGGCCGGGCGCGAGTTTCTGGGGATCGAGGTCGATCCGAAATATTACCTGACCGCATGTGTCAGGCTGGGGGTGGCACCGTGACGATGACCTACGGATCAGTTTGCAGCGGGATCGAGGCGGCGTCGGTCGCTTGGGAACCGCTCGGGTTCAAGCCCCTGTGGTTTTCCGAGATCGAGGCGTTCCCCTCGGCGGTGCTGGCGCATCACTGGCCCGAGGTGCCTAACCTCGGCGACATGACGCTGCTGCCCGATGCGGTTCGGGCCGGTCGTGCCCCTGCCCCGGATATTCTCGTCGGCGGCACGCCTTGCCAGGCATTCTCGATCGCCGGCATGCGGCAGTCGCTCGACGACGACCGTGGACAATTGACCCTTTCGTTTGTGAGGCTTGCCGATGCGATTGACCACGCTCGTTCATCTGCTGGGCAAGAGCCCTGCGTCGTCGTCTGGGAAAACGTCCCCGGCGTCCTGTCCACAGCCGACAATGCGTTCGGTTGCTTCCTTGGAGCACTTGCCGGTTCGGGACGGCCTCTCGTCGGTGGGGAAAAGCCTGCTGCTGGAAAATCGAACGCACAATGGCGATGGCAGAAACCGAAAAGATGGCGTTGCCGGGGCCGCCGGAAGCACAGGAAGGGATACCATGTCCCTCTCTGGTCGAACGCTGGTATTGTGCTTGGACCCTCGCGAGCAATCGCGTGGCGGATCCTTGACGCCCAATATTTCGGAGTGGCCCAACGCCGCCGTCGTGTGTTTGTTGTCGCAAGTGCTCGAAACGGGTTCGATCCCGCAGCGGTTCTATTTGAGTTCGACGGCCTGCGCCGGGATACTGCGCCGCGCCGAGAAGCGGGGCAAGGCGCTACCGCCGATGCTGGACGCGGCGCTGCGGGCGGTTGTTTCTGGGACGGTGGCCAGCTGAGCCAGACGCTTGATGCTGTTCTGCACAAGGGCCAGACCATGCCAGAGAAGAACCGTTTCCCGGCAGTTCTACAGCCTGCCGCTGTCGCCCATGTCGACGTCATGCCGACGATGGTTTCCGCCCTCGCCGTGCGCCGTCTGACCCCGCGCGAGTGCGAGCGGCTGCAAGGGTTTCCCGACGATCACACGCTGGTGCCGGTGCGCAACAAGCCCGCCGCAGACGGGCCGCGATACAAGGCTATCGGTAACAGCATGGCCGTGCCGGTGATGCGCTGGATCGGGGAGAGACTGACGTGACGAAACGAGCATGGACCGACGCTGAAGATCGCCAACTGCGGGTGCTGCGCAGCGCGAGGGTTTGCACGAAAACAATCGCGTTGGTTCTCGGCAGATCGAAATCCTCCGTGACGATGCGGATCGCTCGTTTCCCCTGTCCGGTGTCGAACAATTTCTTTGACGCTTTGCCGCCCGAGGTCGTTGATTGGCTGTGTCGTATCACACCCGAGAACGCGAACCTTGCCGACACGGTGCGATCAATCATCCAGGACGCCTATGCCGATGAAACTCAATAACCGCTTCCTGAACTGGTTCCTGTCGGCAGACGGGCGCAAATTACCGTGCCGGGTCGACGGAACGGTATGCGACGCCCACGATCCGGCGAATCACGTCGATTACCACACGGCGGCGGCCACCGGGCGCGGGGTTGCCTATGCACTGTCGGACGAGGACGGCTGGTTTTTCCTCGACCTGGACAAGTGCCGCGGTGCGGACGGCGCGTGGTCTGCCGAGGCTGTGGCCATCTGGCAGTCGTTCACCGGCGCATGGGGCGAGGTGTCGCAATCGGGAACCGGCCTTCACATCATGGGTCGCTGTGATCCGCGGCGTCTCGCCGATCGGAAACACAAGTGGAACGGATGGCTGGAATTTTACACCGGGGGGAGGTTCATCGCCTTCGGTCAGGGGTGGTCTCCGATCGGCGGCACTGACACGGGTCGCGACTGGACGGACCAATTGCTGCGGGTCGTGCCACAGAAAACCGAACTCGGTGAACTGCCTGTCGGCGTAGATCCGACCTGGACCGGACCCGAGGATGACGAGGTGCTGATCCGGCTCGCGCTGGCGTCCCGTGGCGCCTCTGGGGCGTTCGGCGGCGTCACCTTCGCCGACCTGTGGACCGCTGCTGCCGGGCCCCTCTCCGCGCGCTGGCCGGCCTATGACGGCAATGGCGGGTTCGACCGCTCGTCGGCCGACGCTGCATTGATGTCGCACCTCGCGTTCTGGACGGGCAAGGACGCCCCGCGGATGGACCGTCTGTTCCGTCGTTCGGCGCTGATGCGCGACAAATACCGGGACCGGGCGGATTATCGGTCGGATACCGTCTCGGGGGCGATCCGCCTTTGCCGCAAGGTCTACGACGTTCCGCGGCCGCCGGCCCCGACGACTCCTGAAACGGGCGGGTCCGAGGTGTTCCTGACGGTTCCCGAGATGATCGAGCATTTCAAGGGCTGCGTCTATGTCCGTGACATGCACCGGGTTCTGGTGCCCGACGGCGCGCTGCTGAAGCCCGAGCAATTCAACGCGACCTATGGCGGCCACCTGTTCACCATGATGCCCGACGGAACGAAACCGACACGCAAGGCGTTCGAGGCTTTCACCGAATGCGCCGTTCATCGGTTCCCGTTCGTGAACGCTGCGTCGTTCCACCCGGAGGCGCCGTTCGGGACGATCCTGGAAGATGGTGTGAACATCTACGTCCCGGCCGAGGTCAAGACGGTGCCCGGTGACGTTTCGCGGTTCCTGAGCGTTATCGAGCGGATCCTGCCGGTTCCCGACGACCGGGCGATTGCACTGGCGTGGGCGTGCTGGGTCGTGCAGAACCCCGGACGGAAAGCCCTCTGGGCGCCGGTGCTTCAGGGCGCCGAGGGCAACGGTAAATCCATGCTCGGCGAGTGTATCGCCTATGCGATCGGGCAGCGGTATGTCCACAGGCCGCGGGCCAAGGAACTCGGCTCGACGTTCAACGCCTGGCAGGCGAACAAACTGCTGATCCTCGTCGAAGAAATCTATATCTCCGACCGTCGCGAATTGCTCGACGACCTGAAGCCGAACATCACGCAATACACGCTGCCGATCCGGGACATGCAGACCACCGAAGTCAACAAGAACGTCCCGACGAACTGGTATTTCACGACGAACCACCGGGACGCCGTGATCAAGCAGAAAACCGACCGGCGACTGGCGGTGTTCTTCACGGCGCAGCAAACCCGTGAGGACGTCGAGCGGGATTTTCCGGGTCGGTTTTTCCCGGAATACTGGACTTGGTTGCGCGAGGGTGGCGGGTTCGAGGCGGTGGCGCATTGGCTGAAAACCACCGCACCGGATCCTCGGTTCTCGCCGGATACCTGTTTCATGGCGCCGCGCACGTCCAGCACCGAGGCGGCGATCATTGCCACACGGGGGCCGATTGAAGCCGAGATCGTGGAAGCCGTCGAGTCAGGCATGCAGGGGTTCCGTGGCGGCTGGTTGTCGTCCTGGGCTCTGGACAACCTGCTGCGTCAGCGCGGCGGTCGCGGCGTGTCCAGGTCAAAGCTGGCCGAGATCGTCGAGTCCATGGGTTACGAGAACGGTGGCCGCTCGGGCCGGGGGATCATGCGCGAGGAAATGAAACGCCCCGTGCTTTGGAGGCAACGGGGCGTGACGGGCGGTGTCGATGAATATCTGGCGGCTCAGGGACCGGGGTATGGGTGAGGGGTCATGCGGGGTGATCACGTTTTGCCGCCGCCGTCATCCACGGGACGCCGGTTCGGGCTTCATGCTCTGCTTGCATCACCCAATACGACAGGACGTCTTGAAAGCCGCTTCCCCCGGAACTGATGCCGAGCATTCGCAGCGCGAAAACAGTTCCGGTTCTGTGATCGAGAGCCGCGTCAGGAAACCGCCTGGCGAGCGCAAACGCCACAACATAAGACCGGGCGGCGACACCCTCTTTCTTGTCCAAATACGCGCGGATGCTGCCGCGCATGTCGTCAGCCTCATCCTGAGCCTCGGCTATCTGGCGCTCGGTTGATGGAGCAACTGTCGCGCCGTCCTCAATAAATCGCAACTGCTCCCGCACCCATGTGACCACTTTGGCCAATTCGTTTTGTCGAGTGTCCATCACTCCCCCTCCCCACAATACCCCGGCAGCGGATAGCCCGCCGCCAGATCACGGTTCAGCCGCTTGCGATCAAGCCGCCTGGAAAGCAGTTTGTTCGCCGCGCTCTTGATCCATCCGGCCAGCGGGCGGCGAGACCACAGTTCATAGATGTGACCGCGCTTTTCGGCCCGGTCGCGCGTCTTGCGGTTCTGCGGGTTCATTCTTCCACCTCGTCGGTGCCGCCGGTCAGGGCGAGCAGAGGGTGGTCGTCGGGCACCTCGATCGTGGCCGAGGTGCCCGTCACACGCGCGGTCAGACCGTGCTGCAAGGCGATGCGAGTCGCTGCGGCGACGGTGTGGCTGAGGCTCGGGCTGTCGGTGATCGTGATCTTCATGGTTCCTCACATTGCCCAAACATGGAGCGTTGACGGGTCAATCTTGCGCGTGATGACGGTGCGCTTCAGTTTTTTCGCGGCGCGGTGAATATCGACACGCAGTTGTTCGATATTATCGTCGCGATAAACGGTGGGCGGGGCGGCGTTAATTGCCGCTATTTCTTCCAGTAATTTAGCGGTATTTTGCTTCATGGTCACAGGGCTCCTGATTCGCTGTAGAAAAATATAACCATAGCACCGGGGGGATGTCAAGTGAGAAGAAAATCCAATGAAATCAAGGACGTCACAGACGTCACAACCAAAAAAAGTCTGTGACGTCAAATTTCCCTTTAGAATCAAGGACGTCACAGCCGTCACATCTTTTCTACTTTTCTATAGAAAAAAAGAGGGGTGTATGTGACGTGTATAATTACTATAATTAACGCACACGCACACATGTGCACGCATATGTAAAAGATCCGTGCAAAGCTGTGACGTCTGTGACGTCCTTGATTCTAAAGGGAAAAGTGACGTCACAGGCTGTGACGTCGAGGTCGAGTCTGTGACGTCGTTGATTCTATTGGATTTTTTTCCGGGGGTTGACCGGGGGGTGTTCGGACGGCTACTGTGGCCATCATGATCATCGACCTCGAACACAATCTGGACGACGCGCGGCGGGACACGCTCGGTTTTTTCCGGGACCAGATCCCGTTCGCAATGACGCGCGCCATCAACGACACGATGATGGATGTTCAGCGGCATCTGCGGGGGACCACGCTGCCGGCGGCCTGGACGAACCGCAACAAGGCGCTGCCTCGCGCCATGACCTCGATCATCCCGGATGCGCAGGGGCGGCCGGGGTTGATGAACTCGCGCACGAGGAAATTCGAGGTGGTGATCGGGCCGGCGCGCAATAACCGGGGGTATCTGGCCGGGGAGGGGTTTGCCGATCGCAACGTCAGCGGGGCGACGAAAACACCCAAGGGCTCGGCTGTGGCCATCCCGAAGATCGACAAGGGACTCCGACGCAACGCCACCGGCTCGATCCCGAACCGTCTCAGGCCACGCAACAACCCGAAGCTGTTCAAGAAAGACGGCGCGTTGTTCGAGCGTCAGAAGGTCGGCGGAAAGAAAACCATCGTCAAGCGATACACCCTGACGCCCCAGGCGAAAGGCACACGACATCTGCGGCGGTTCTATCCCGATGCGAACATGGTGGTCAGCCGGGTTTTTTCCGGGCACTTCGACACGCGGTTCGATCAGGCGATCCGCACCTCACGGTTTTTTCTGGGCAGGTGAGTCGACCTGTCGGTTTTTTCCGGGTTTTTTCCGGGGCGCCGATTTTCAGGGGTCCAAGGTCGAAATCCTCGGCGTTAGCGCTAACATTCAACGAACCGCATGTTAGCGCTAACGGTAGCGCTAACATTGACCCTGGCGCCTCGAGCGCCTGCACCTGCCGCTGGCCGTCCTCGAGCGCCTGCACCTGCCGCTGGCCGTCCTCGAGCGCCTGCACCTGCCGCTGGCCGTCCTCGAGCGCCTG